GATCCGATCCAGGACCTGATCAACAAGCTTCGTGATGAGGGTACCAAGGAGTCCTACGAGCTCGCCAAGAAGCTCTACCCGAAGATGCGTTGCTACGCTCCAGTCATCGTTCGCGGTGAGGAAGACAAGGGTGTCCAGCTTTGGGCATTCGGCAAGCAGGTCTACCAGTCGCTCCTAGCGATCATGGTCGATGAGGACTACGGTGACATCACCGATCCAGAGGATGGTCGTGACGTCAAGGTCCGCTGCTTCAAGCCCAACGGCAAGAAGTACACCGAGACTGAGGTCATGCCTCGTGGCAAGGCGTCAGCACTTAGCACAAACCAGGCGACGGCCAAGCAGTGGCTCGGTAACATCCCAGACGTGTCCAAGATGTACGAACTCAAGACACCCGATGAGCTTAGCAAGATCGTCAATGACTGGATCAACGGCGGCATGCAGGACGGTGACGGAACACCTCGAGGTCCTGTGACTTCTAGCCTTGCTGCTGCCGACGAAGATGACACTCCAGCCCAGAAGACGAGCCCAAAGCCTGCTGGAAACAAGTCTTACAAGTCCATCGATGATGCTTTCTCTGACTTGATGGAAGACTAAAGAAGATTGGGGGCAGGTGTAATTTCTCACCTGCCCCCGTATTGTTTCTATCAAAGGAGAAAACATGGCAAGAACTGCAAAAGAAAAGCGTAACGAAGAATCGGCAGGAGACTTTACTTCTGAACTGATTTCTTCACTTAACAAGGAAAATGGAACGAGGATTGCGTACAATCTCTCTGAAGATGAATCACCTACACACGTGAAGAGTTGGGTGTCGACAGGTTCCACACTCCTCGACTACATCGTTTCGAACCGCCGCGGCGGCGGTCTTCCTGTCGGTCGAATCATTGAGATCTTCGGACCTCCGTCTATCGGTAAGAGTCACATCGCAACGCAGATCGCACGAAGTACACAACAGATGGGTGGAATCTGTGTCTACATTGACACCGAGAATGCAACATCTGTAGAGAATCTTCAAGCGCTTGGTGTTGATGTCACTAAGCGATTTGTCTATGTCGACACACATTGCACAGAGGAGGTCTTTGACACTGCGGAGAAGACCATCGTCAAGGCAAAGGCAATGCAGAAAGATGTTCCGATCACAATCATCTGGGACTCGGTTGCTGCATCTTCACCAAAAGCGGAGTTGCTCGGCGACTATGACAAGGAGACAATCGGACTCCAGGCAAGAGCGATCTCTAAGGGAATGCGCAAGATCACCGGTGTCATCGGCGACCAATCTGTCCTCTTCATCTGCCTGAACCAGATCAGGACCAAGATCGGAGTCCTGCACGGCGACCCAATGACCGTTCCAGGCGGAATGGCAATCCCCTTCCACGCGACGACTCGTCTTAAGCTGGGCGCAGGTCAGCAGATCCAGAACAAGAACGGAGACATCATCGGCATCAATGTCTCTGCAAAGACGGTCAAGAACAAAGTGGCGCCGCCCTTCAGGACGGCAAACTTCCAGATTCACTTTGGAAAGGGAATTGTTGAGCATGAGGAGATCTTTGACGTTCTCCGAGATGCAGGAGAACGTGAAGTCAACGGCAAGATCATCTGTGTATCAGGAACCACGCAGTGGAAGGTCTTTACGGTGACTGACGCCGTCGAAGGTCGTCCCATCATTGAGAAGAAGTTCTACAAGGCTGAGTTTGGTGACCTTCTCAAGAATCCTGACTATAAGACTTATCTTGATGATCTTATCGCGGCCGTGATGATTAGATCGAAGGATGACCCTGCAAATGTTGCAGGAGATGATGAGGAGTCTGAGTGATGCAAGGCGAAGGAACTGTCCTACTTGTTGATGGACTTAACCTATTCCTTCGCCACTTCACAGCGAACCCAGCGATGGGTTCAAATGGAAACCACGTCGGGGGAATCGTCGGCTCTCTATACGATCTCAACGCCATTGTCCAGAGGTTCAAGCCTCACAAGGTGTATGTCGTTTGGGAAGGCGGCGGTTCTCCCCGCCGTCGGCACATCTTTCCTGACTATAAGGCACACCGACGACCCGAGCGCCTGAATCGGATCTACGCAGATGAGATCAAGACGACTGTGTCTGACCATGACAACCAGATCAAGGACGTGGTCAACTTGTTGAAGATGTTACCTGTTAATCAGCTATATGTTCCAGACTGTGAGGCCGATGACATCATCGCATACATCTGCAGGTATGAGCATCCAAATGACCTACATGTGATCCTGTCGTCAGATAAAGACTACTATCAGCTGGTGTCAGAAAAGACCGTGATCTACTCACCCACATCAAAGAAGATCATCCAGGTCCAGGACGTGATTGACAGATTTGGAATACACCCGAATAACTTTGCTCTCGCAAAAGCGGTGTGCGGGGATCCCTCAGATAACATACCAGGAATTTCGGGTGTTAAGTTTAAAACCCTATCAAACCGATTTTCGAATTTAACAGACGAAACCCCAGTTATGCTAGACGATTTCTTTGTCGCGGCTCGTCAAGCTGCAGGAAACTCCACGATCAAGGCCCATAAGCAGATCGTGGAGGGGATCGACACCATTCGCAGAAATTGGGAACTCGTCCATCTTGACACAGGCATCCTATCAGGAACGCAGGCAAAAAGGATACAAGACTTGTGCGTGGCTTGTAAGTCTAATCGCGACAAGATAGGATTCATTCGTTACCTCTTAAGTTTGGGCATCCAAACTTTTAACGCAGACTTGATTTTCTACACATTTAGTCACATTGGAGCATAAGGTGTCGGGTTCCGCACACTTCAGCCAGTATGGTAAGAGCTTTCAGGAGAAGATCTTTCAAGGTCTTCTGACAGACAGGTCATGGGCAACTCAGATGACTGAGATCATGACACCTGAATACTTTGACCTAAAATACCTTCAATACCTCTGTAAGTCATATTTTGGCTATCACCAGAAGTACAAGGACTTTCCAACACTAACGCTGCTCGTCACTATCATTCGTGATGACCTCAAGGAAGGCAAGGACACGATTCTCCGCGACCAGATCGTGGAGTTCCTACAACGCATTCGTGTCAACCCAGACATGGGTGACTTACAGTTTGTCAAGGACAAGTCGCTTGATTTCTGCAAGAAACAGGCCATGCGTGAAGCCCTAGAAAAGGCAGTTGAATTAATTGCGACAGACAACATAGACTCTGTCGTAGACCTGATGAAGAATGCGCTAGCAGCAGGCACTCCAGCAGCAATAGGGCATGACTTTTTTGAGGACACTGAGGCACGATTTATCAAGACCCGCCGCCTTACCTGTCCAACAGGACTTCCTCAAATTGATGCACAGGACGTCCTCAATGGAGGCCTAGGTCGAGGTGAGCTTGGTGTGGTTATCGCGCCTACAGGCGTCGGCAAGTCACACTTCCTTGTTCAAATGGGTGCTGAGGCATTGCGTGCCGGTAAAAATGTCGTTCACTATACCTTTGAGTTATCTGAAACAGCCGTTGGTCTTCGTTTTGACTCAAATCTCTGCGAGATCCCAAGCAGCGACGTCATCGACAGAAAGGAAGAAGTCCTTGACTTCTACAAGCAAAACTCTCTCGGCCGGTTGATAATTAAGGAATACCCGACAGGCACGGCATCAGTTCAGACTCTTCGAAACCACATTGAGAAACTTCTTCTGAAGTCGTTCGTACCTAGTGTAATCATCATCGATTACGCAGATATTATGAAGTCTTCAAGGAGATTTGACTCTCTGCGGCACGAACTTAAGCTGGTGTATGAGGAGCTTCGTAACCTTGCAATGGATCTAAACGTTCCTATCTGGACTGCGTCACAGGCAAATCGAGAAGCATCAAATTCAGAGATTGTCGGCCTTGAGAACATGTCTGAAGCCTACGGCAAAGCGATGGTCGCGGATGTCGTGTTGTCCATCTCGCGTAAGGCAAACGAAAAGGCGACAGGTGCAGGAAGGATCTTCGTTGCAAAGAATCGAGCAGGTAGAGACGGAATGCTCTATCCAATGCAGATCGATACCTCAATGTCAAAGTTTAGGCTCATGGACACAAACGAGATGACTCTCGACGACGCCATGAAATCTGATGGACACAGCATGAAGAAGCTTCTCAAAGAAAAGTGGGACGAAGTTAACGCAAAATGATGACTGAGTATTTTAAGATTGGAGTCATATCATGCTTTTGAGCAAAAGTGTAGTCGAGTATTTTGGCGGAGATGAACTTGCCGCAGACGTTTTTAACAAGTATGCATTACGTGACGTCACCGGAGATCGCCAGGAGGTCTTGCCAACTGACACATTTCGACGTCTAGCGAAAGAATTCGCTCGGATCGAGTCTAAATACCCGAATCCGCTGTCTGAGGATGAGATCTTCGGTCTCTTAGACGGTTTTAAGAAGATCGTGCCGCAAGGTTCACCACTCTCAGGAATCGGTAATCCACACCAGCTCCAGTCACTGTCGAACTGTTTCGTCATTGATCAGTCGCACGATTCCTACAGCGGCATCCTGTTCTCAGACCAGGAGCAGGTGCAGATCATGAAGCGCCGCGGCGGCGTTGGTATGGACGTGTCGAACATTCGTCCAAAAGGACAGCCTACCACCAATGCAGCTCGCACCACAGACGGCATCGGCGTCTTCATGGAGCGGTTCTCCAACTCCACACGTGAGGTTGCCCAGGGTGGACGACGTGGTGCACTTATGCTCACAATTGACTGTCGCCACCCAGAGATTGAGACCTTCATCGACATCAAGCGTGACCTGAAGAAGGTGACAGGCGCCAATATCTCGATCCGCTTCACAGATGAGTTTATGCATGCAGTCGAGAACAATACGGGATTCTGTCTTCGCTGGCCTGTTGAGGCGAATCCAGAAGATGCTGAGATCGTCAAGATGGTCGATGCAAAGCAGATCTGGGACAAGTTTGTTGATGCTGCTTGGACATCTGCTGAACCAGGCGCACTCTTCTGGGATACTGTAGTCAACCAGGGAATCGTTGATCGATATCGAGATGTCGGATATAAGACGATCTCCACGAACCCATGCGGCGAGATTCCACTCAGCCCATACGACAGTTGTCGCCTAATGGTCGTCAATTTAACTTCATTTGTCATGGACCCGTTCACAGATAACGCTCGGTTTAATTTTGATCAATTCAATGACGTCGTCATGAAGGCACAGCGTCTCATGGACGATCTTGTAGACCTTGAGATAGAGTGCGTGGATAAGATCCTTGAAAAGATCGAGAAAGACCCGCAACCTGAAGCAGTAAAGAGAATCGAGCGCGATTTGTGGAACAAGATTCGAGCAGCAGGTCTTAACGGACGCCGCACAGGACTCGGTGTGACAGGGTTAGGTGATGCGCTTGCTGCGCTTAATGTTCGATACGGTGATAATTGCTCTATCGACATTACAAATGAGATTTATAAGTCGCTAGCAGTTGGTGCTCATAGATCTTCGATTGTCATGGCGAAGGAACGTGGCGCGTTCCCTGTATGGGACTATGAGAAGGAGAAAGGACACACTTATCTTACACGTGTCATTAGCAGTTGCAACGGAGCGTACGCTGACATGTGGAAGTCCACTGGTCGTCGTAACATCGCTCTTACCACCACCGCACCGGTCGGATCGATCTCCTGCCTCACACAGACAACATCCGGCATCGAGCCTGCCTTTCTGCTCTCCTATAAGCGCCGGCGCAAGATCACACAAGGTGACACTAAGTCTACGCCTGATTATGTTGATCAAATGGGTGACAAGTGGCAGGAGTACACAGTCTACCACCACTGGTTCAAGAAGTGGATGGACGTCACTGGCAAGTCTGATCCCAAGGAGAGCCCATACTGGGGTGGAACTGCTAACGACATCGACTGGACTAAATCAGTCGAGATTCAAGCTGCAGCACAGCAGTGGATCGACCATAGCATTAGTAAGACCTGTAACCTTCCAAACTCTGCGACGCGCGAGACGGTCAATGATGTCTACATGAAAGCGTGGAAGCTAGGATGTAAGGGATTCACTGTCTATCGGGACGGTTGTAGAACAGGCGTACTTGTTTCAACTGAGGAAAAGAAAGAAGCGCAGCCTAAGACAGGAGCTGACGTCCACCCAAAGCGTCCTAAAGAGCTCCAGTGCGACATCCATCGCGTCAACGTGAAGGATGAAAGTGGCAAGACGCAGTCTTGGATGGTCATTGTAGGTCTCAATGATGGAAAGCCTTATGAAGTCTTCAGTGGGCTTGCAAATCACATTGAGGTCCCAAAGAAGACTAAGGCAGGCACGCTGATCAAGAAC